AAATGATACCCCTGCGATAGTGCGAGCCGTTGCTAAAGCAGTAGCCGTACCAGCCAATCCAACTGCTATATCGGCAGTTCCATCGAAAGATGTACCACCAATAGTACGAGCCGTGGCAAGTGCTGTCGCAGTGGCAGCCAATGTGACTGCGATGTCGGCTGTCCCGTCGAACGAGACCCCACCAATGGTGCGAGCATTAGCGAGAGCCGTTGCCGTAGAGGCGTTACCGGTCAGAGGACCAGCGAAGGCTGTAGCAGTCGCAGTTCCCGTGACAGTGATCCCCTGATTGAAGTCCCAAGTATCAGTCGCGTTCGTCCACAGGATCGTCTTATCACTCGCACCCTTAAGGGTGATTCCACCCCCGTCAGCCGTGGTGTCAGACGGGGAGGCGACAGAACCAAGTTCGATGTTCTTGTCATCAACGGTAAGTGTCGTGGAGTTGATCGTTGAGGTTGTGCCGTTAACAATCAGATCAGGGATCGTCACCGTACCCGTGAAAGTTGGGTTGTTTATCGGAGCCGAACCAGCAGGAAGCGAGGAGTAGTCCAGTGAAGTCCATGCCGTCGATCCGTCACCGATCTTATAGAAATCAGTGTCGGTCTCAATGGCCAACTCGCCTGCGGCCAGCGTCGGATCAGCACTCGTCCACGCTGCTGCGAGACCTCTACGAAATTGAATCTGTACAGCCATAATAACTCCTAGTCGGTTGCGGCGTATGCCGTGTCGTATGCGGTTTGGGCTTCTTCGGCAGTACCACCGCCATCCAAAGACGACTGGCGGGCTGCCTCACCTGCTGTCACCTTGCGTGTGACTTTCGCAGTGGGCGGGTCTTCCGGCCACACAACCTCAGACACACGGCTGTACGTCTGCGGGATGTCCGCGAGAAGGGTTCGGTACTCTTGCCATTGCTCGGCGGTATGGACTCCGAGTCGTGCGTCACCGATCTGTGTCCAGTCCGAAGCCGACAACATGCTGTTGCGCTGGCTCCTGACACGGCCCATATCCAAATCAGCAGCCTCAGCGTCGGCTGCCCGGTCAGCGAGTTCAGACTCGGTCAGTTCAATGTATTCTCCATTGACGCACTTATATTGTGGCATGATTGTGCCTCCTAGACACCATTGATTCCGTACAAAGTAAACGAGGAGTGTGCTTTGAGGTTGTCACCGTTCTGAGGGAACATTTCAATCTCGTTTATTGCGGAAGTGTTATCCCACAGAGCAGCGGCAGGAGTCAAGATCCACTTCCAGTCACCCCAGTCGTAGGTTTCTATAGCCCCCGCTGTGAGAACCTGCTTGTAACCGACGGTGTTCGTATAGTTCGGAATCCAAATCGTGAGCGATCCGAAAATAGAGGTACCAGTTACACGCCCATCGCACGGGATAGGCATGCGTTCGATCTTTGTCGCGCTCCCATTTCTGTTGGACCCCGGAGCAGAACCGCTGCCAGACTCCAACCCTGTCGAAGAATAGTTACTCCCACTGTCACCGTTGAACCGCATCCACAGCGATTCGATAGACGCACTAGAACGGTCTGATCGTGCGGAAATAGTGAGGTAGAGATGGTCGTAGGACTGGTCGATAGATGTCGGGTTCCATGTGGTAGTGGAACTACCCGAAATCGTAGTGTGGTCGATTATGTTCCAGACAGCCATTACGAACTCCTAATCCCGTAGAGAGTTCCTGAGGTTCCCCGCTGAAGCGGTGCTGAACTAATACAGTAAACGTCAATCTCGTTGACCGTCGTAGTGCTTTCCCACAGAGATGATCCAAACTTTATACTCTTGGACGCATCAGCATCGGGACAACTCCCACTGAGAAACGTGAGAACCGTGGACTTATTGGTGTTCGCATAGTCTTGAATGTCAATCACCACGGTGCTGTATTCGCCCGCAAGGTTGTTTCCTCCGATGGCATCTCCCCAATACCCGTAAGATGTGCGCGTTGTCGCAGATCCAGTCTTACCAGCCCCCGAATATGCCTGCATGTGGTGGCTTGAGTAGTAACTGGTCGTGTCATTGTTGAGTCGAACAAACAACTGGTCGGTACCTGTCGCATGGGTGTCGCGGGTTGACACCCTCAGTTGCAAGTGTTCGTAGGTAGAGGGAATAGAGGAGAACGTCATAATTTGTACGTTCTCCACTTCCAAATACATTGTCTGGATTGCTTCGATCACAGCCATTACGACACCATCCGGGGAAGGATGCCGAACAGGTCGAAGCGGGAACCAATCGTCCATCCGGTCCCTGCGCCATCGTGAACCGAGATGGAACTAATGGGTGCCTGTGTTCTGATGACATTGGAATACATCGCGCAGTAGCCAGAACCGTCCAGATCACTAGCGGACTGCGAGATCATGGTCTTGTATTTGCTGCTGTTGATGTCAGGGAAGTGACAGATCCCAACACCGAAAACATTTGCTGTTTCAGTGGAGTAGGGGTGCCTCCAGATCCACGCCTTGCCCGAAGGGGCGTAGCCGCCAGCGGACGTAGACCCGCCGTCCCCCTGTAGATACTGGTTTTCAGAGGGAAAGGAGGTGGAGCCGTTCAATGAGAGATAGGTGTATGGGTCGCCACTGTCCTGAGAACGGATATAGGCGAGGAGAAAGAGATCCATAAATTGCGACCAGTCCGTGGAACTCCCATCGTCGGGCGATGTGAAAGTCACTGGTGTCGCTGGGGAACCAGCGATGGTCGTCGTACCGACAGCGACCCACGCCTCACCGTCGGTGATCGCACCCGTTTCCTCGTCAATGTAAGCAGGAAGAGCCATTACACTTCCACCTCGTATCGGATGATGACAATTCCCGACGACCCCGGACAGGCTTCCCCATCAGCCTGAGCCGAATAATGACCCCCACCAGCACCAGAACCAGTATTTACAACAGCCCCAAAACCGGGTCCATTAGTAGTCTTAGTACCATTACCCCCGATACTTGAACCTCCAACAGTCTGGACCGAATAAGGGTAGTCACTACCGGCGCCACCACCAGCGTAGATGCGAGTTGCGGAAGTAATACTTATGCCGCTCGCACCAACGCCACCATCAGCGCCAGTGTTAGAGTCGCCACCAGTTGGCCCGTGGGCATCGGGTCCAGCGCCACCAGCGCCACCACCACCGGCAGAAGCGTACTCCCAGCCAGAGTGTGCGCTCAGAACAGCGTCGCCACCAGCATTTCCCGTACCGCCCCCTGAAGCAGAACCACCAGAACCGGTCGCAGCGCCAGTGTTGTTGGCGGCGGTACCGCCACCACCTGAACCGCCATCTCTTCCTGTTTTGTCTCCTGCCATGCCAGCCCCACCACCACCACCGTCAGCGGTAACAGAGAAGGCCGACGAATCAACACCGTCCTCGCCCTTCCTAGCATCATCCCCGTTCCCGTATGGGCCGTAGGTGTACCAAGCAGAACTTCCACCCCTACCGACAACTATCGGATAAGTGGTTCCACCAGCAAGCGTGGTAGTTCCACTTTGCATCCCACCAGCACCACCACCAGCACCGGGGTTACCAGCACCGCCACCTGCCCCACCACCAACGATCAAATAAGTGGCATCAACCTCACCGGAAGCCACCACCAACTTGCCCGTACCCCTAAAAGTATGGACACGGTACGTCGTGCCACCAGTCTCATACTGGGTGATGATTCCACCTGTCGCGACAAAGCCCGCGCCACCGCCAGCAGCGGCCAATAGCCCGAACTTGGCGGCACCTACTGTCATTACGAGAAGTCCTGTCCTGACACTGCTCCGTACCAGATCGTTCCGGCATCGATAGTTGTAAAGACAAGGATGTCTGTACGACTAGCAGTGGTTGTAAGAGTTGGCGCAGTTCCACCAGCCCACTTCACCTCAGAAGGCCAAGTCGCCGTGCGTGATCCTGTGCCGTCCTGATTGAGAAACAGAGTGAATGTTCCAGACGTTCCAGAAGCGGGCGGGTTGGAGAAGGTAAACGTGCAGTTAGCCGTCAACGTTACGTTATGGACATTGCCGTCTTCTAAATCAATCGTGTCTGTTGATCCTGACGTTGCGTTGGCAACAGTAGTTTCCCCAATGTCTTTGAGAACCGGCTTCTGGACGATCTGATCGGCAGCGTTGATAGCACCACTGACTGTCAACCCGGTCAAAGTCCCAACCGAGGTGAGAGATGACGCTGTGACACCGGAAGCCATAGTGGCCCCCGTTAAAGATCCAGCCGCTGCGGCAGCGGGAGCGGCCCATTTGATGCCAACTCCGCTGACCGTACTGTCTGCTGTCAGGACATGATCGTTCGTCCCCACAGCGAGTTTGGCCACGGTGTTGTCAGCAGAAGCATGGATGATGTCACCCACAGCATCGACAAGGGCGTTGCTGATCGAAGTGCTGGGCAGCGACGAGTAGGCAAGCGAGGTCCACGCTGTTGAACCGTCACCGATCTTGTACTTGTCGGTATCGGTTTCGATAGCGAACTCGCCTGCGGCCAACGTGGGATCGTTGGTCGTCCAGTTGGCGGCGGTGTCTCGCCTTAGTTGAATCTGTACGGCCATGATTTACTCCTAATCCGTAGCGGCATAAGCCGTGTCGTAAGCGGTCTGTGCTTCTTCGGCGGTACCCCCGCCATCAATGGATGATTGACGGGCAGCCTCACCAGCGGTTACCTTGCGTGTGACCTTCGCTGTTGGCGGATCTTCCGGCCAAACCACAGTGGACACCCTCGTATGATTCTGCGGGATGTCCTTCAGGGCCTGACGGTATGTGCGCCATTCCTCAGCGGTATGGTCACCTAGCGTGGCGTCACCGATCTGTGTCCAGTCGGAAGCACGCAGCAGACCGTCACGCTCACTCCTGACACGGCGCATGTCCAGATCAGCGGCCTCGGCCTGAGCATCTAGCGCGGCCTCCTCGGCTTCCGTCAAATCTGAATAGACCCCGTTTACAACCTTCTGTCTTGGCATATCTATGCTCCTTACGCGCTGACGCCGTAGAGGGTGAATGTCGAATACTGCATCCAGTCATTAAGTCCGCCATACGGGCGTAACTTTACTGAAGTGATGGCAGAGGTCGAATGGAACAATCCCGCCAGCATTCGGAGTCCCCACGCTCCGTTACCCGTATTTTTGTTTTCAGCGACCGAGGTCATCAACACCTGCTTTTTGTTGGAAGTATTTGTATAGTTCGGTATCAACATGGTGACTACCCCAAAGGTGTTCGCTGTGGCTGTATTCGCAGTAAACCGCAGATCAACCCAAGCCTGCTGCCATGTATTAGAACCGGTTATCTGTGCGTTGGATTGGAGGTTAGGAGATCCGTCGTCAGTCAAAGCGATTGACGAATACTTGTGGGACGTTTCACCATTCAACTGTATATAGGAGGTATCCAAATAGGCCGCTTCGTCGCATCGAACTGATGCGACCAGATAGAGGTGCTCGTAAGACTGAGAGATGGACGTTTTCTCCCAGTACGCCGTAGTGCCTGTGAGTTCTTCGTGGTCGATTACGTTCCAGACAGCCATTATGAACTATTCAATCCGTAGAGGGTGGCTGACGAACCTCTGGTCAACTGAGCGCCCGGAACACCTATGTCTATCTGGTCAATAGCGTCGGTGCTCGTATACCCCCCGCTATCCCTCCACCAAATGCTGCTGGTGAACGTCAAACTGGGTGTGAAAGCCATTGGGGCTCCCTGCACCATAGTAAATGTTGTCATTTTGTTCGTGTTTGCGTAGTCGTAGAGGACGACATGCAGTGTCGCATACGACCCCTGCAACACCTTGCTATTCAAAAATCCTGTTTGCTGATGCGTGTCGCTGGCATTAGTGGTAGCAGAGCCGTTCTGCGCCTTGAGTTGGTGTCGTGTGTAGTAGTTGCCGTTCGTAAGATCGTTGTTCAGCCAAAAGATCGACGTACCCGTATTAAGTGAACTGGTGTTGGTCTGTATAGAGGCCCGAATCTCCAAATGCTTGTAAGTGCTGGGGATCGAAGTCCAGACGATGCGCGACACATCAGCCTCCAAATACGTTGTCTGGATTGCTTCGATAACAGCCATCAGGCAACCATCCTTGGGAGGATTCCGAACAGTGAAAATTGCGACCCGATCACAATGTCGGCGCTTGCAGAGATGTCCAACTCTGTTATCGGTGCCTGCGACGGCAATATCGCCGCATCCATCTGTACCCAACCGCTGCCGTTACGGTCCCCCGCTGAGTGCGTGGTTACCGACTTGTATTTACCACTGTTGATGTCATACAGATGAGCAATGCCACAACCAAAGATGTTGGCCCCAGCGGAGTTCGCTGGTATGTCACCAAACGGGACATACGTCTGGGTGGTTGCCGAACCCGCATACACATTAGACCCATTCCCCCACAAATACTGACGGTGATAGTGCCCTGTGGTGTCGTTGTTGATGTGCAGGTAGCAGCCGCCGAAAGCGGACGCAACCTCTGAACGTGCATAGGAGATAAGCACCAGATCCATGTATTGCGACCAGTCGCCTACCTGACCGTCGTTGGTTGACTGGAACGTGATGAGGGCCGAGTTGGACGTAATGTTCTGCGTGAGTATCCCGACCCACGCCTCAGGCTCAGTGAGAACACCGTCTGCGTCGATGTAAGAGGGATTAGCCATTATGCGGCCACCTCGTATCGGATGATGACAATGCCCGCACCGCCAGCGCCGCCCACACCATAGTTACCGCCACCGCCACCGCCCGAGTTTGGATTTCCACCGCCAACCCGAGCCGTGCTTCCACCGCCTGCACCACCCGCCCCCCGAGTGCTTGCACCGTCACCGCCCCCACCACCTGCATAGGTTGGAGTCGTTGCTGTGATTCCGTAGCCCGTTGACCCTGCTCCACCAGCACCACCAACTCCGCTAGAAGCGTTCGCACCAGCGGCTGAATGCCCACCGCCGCCGCCGCCTGCCCAAGACCCTTCATGTCCCTCACCACCATCGCTACCCTGTGACGGGTCGGTGGAGGGTGTGTTCCCTGATCCACTGTTATCAGTTGTATCGTCACGCTGACCACCACCGCCGCCTGAACCACCATCCTTTCCGTGCATGACCTCAGTATTCTGACTGCCTGCACCGCCGCCACCCGTAGAGGTGAAGCCCAACGCAACAGAGTTGGTTCCGCTAGCACCGTCGTCTGTGTTGTCAACACCACCAACACCACCCGTACCGACTGTCACCGCATAGGTACCCTCAGACACGGCGTAGTCAACGCCTGTTCGCATACCGCCAGCGCCACCACCGCCCCCGGCACCGCTGCCCCCGGACCCACCGCCGCCGCCGCCTGCGATTACCAGCCAATTCACATTAGTCTCGCCAGAAGCCACAACAAACTTGCCTGAACCACGGAACGTATGGACACGGTACGTCGAACCAGAATCCGTGTACTGCGTGATGATCCCGCCGAACGCCTGCATTGGGCTAATGCCACCGACCCCGGCTGCCCCCATTAGGGCCGTCTTAAAAGCACCGAGAGGCATTACTTCATATCCGCCCCGGCCAAAAAGCCGTACCAGATAGTCCCACCGTCAATTGTAGTGAACGTCAAAATGTCAATTCCTGACGCAGTGAGCGTGGGAGCCGTACCACCAGCCCAATCAACAGAGGTGGGCCAAGTCAACGTAGCGCTCGCCCCATTGGTAACAATCAAAGTGAACGACCCAGCACTACCCGACGCCGGGGGATTGGTGAAGGTCAGCGTCTGGTTGCCAGACAGCGTATAGGTCTGCACATTCCCCAAGGAAAGGTCCACGGCATGTGCCGCCATAGCCACCTTGGTTTCGGCGTAGTCTTTCATCACCGGACGCTGGACGATCTGATCGGCAGCGTCAACTGTGCCCGACAAGGTTCCGCCAGCCAGAGGCAGCATTGTCGAATCAACGACAGTAATGTTTGCTGTGCCGTCAAAAGACACACCGTTGATGGTGCGCCCTGTGGCAAGTGCTGTCGCCGTAGCGGCCAGCGTGGCATTCGCAGGGGTAATATTAGCGGTACCATCAAAAGATGTACCACCAATAGTACGAGCGTTCGCTAGGGCTGTCGCCGTAGCAGCCAACGTTGCCGAAGCGACATTGTCAGTTGTCAAAGCAACCGTTCCCGTGTTGTTCGGAAGGGTGATGGTCCTGTCTGCCGTCGGATCTACGAGAGTCAACGTGGTTTCGTAATCGTCCACAGTGGCGCCCTCAAATACTAGGGAGGTGTTGACTGCTGCTGACTCAATGGTTGTTGTCGTTCCCTGAACCGTGAGGTCGCCGGTAATCCTCGCCGTACCGGTCACATCAAGGGAATAGGCAGGTGAGGTCTGATTGATTCCAACACGGTTATTACCGGAATCAACTTTTAGAACATCAGGGGCAAGAGAGACGCCATAAGCGATCCACTTCTCGCTATCCCACTGCCACTGCTTTCCGTTTACGGTATGCAGATCACCTGTTGTTGGACTGTTTGGAAAGTCGATAGCCATGATTTACTCCTAGTCTTCAAGATCCGGTGGTGGCGCGTTACTGATATGTCCATCGGCTGTGACTTCCGCCTCGGCGTAGAACTGTTGGCAGAAGGCAAGTGCTTCTGCTTCGGTCACTTCGGTCACATCCCAGTCAGCATCCACCCCAGAAATGTCAATGTCTGGCATATATCCGACGCGATACCCATCGGAATCCACATAGGATCCGGCTGTAATTCTGTGTATCTGATCAAGATCCGCTTCTGGACCAATGCCGGAAGTTCCTTCTGAGAGTTTCCATTTCAAATATCTCATATTTCACCACCCTCAATCAGTTCCTTCTCGGCCATCTTGGTCATAAGTTTCTGCTGTTCTTCAATCATCGGCTCCAACCTGTCGATCTGGCGCATGGAATCCAACTGTGCCCATTGTACGTTCCCGGCCATAATCTGAAGTTGGGTCTGACGAGTCAGCCTCTTCTCCCAATACTCAGGTTGAGCGTGATCTATCTCATCTCTGGAGAAATGCTGGATCTGGTTGTAAATATCCAACAGACATACAATCTCTCGCTCCCCTCCATTCTTGACACCGAGGAAGAACTGGTATTCAATTTTCTTCTCAGCCAAATCAAGATCGGCGTCTTCGTCATCTGATTCTTCAAGACGAGCAATCTCCCGCTCCATCCTGACCTGACTGATCTCAGCCAACTTGTATTTATGTAACATGTCGTTGAGTTCAATCACACACTGGTAGAACTGCATCTCCACCGTGTCGTGCTGACCCAGCACAAACCGTTCCAGTTGATATCTGGACCGTGGCTGTTGTATCTGTTCTATTGCGTCATTCAAATCCATATCAGTAAGACCCTCCAGAATTGCCATGACCAGCGTGCATAGATCTACCAACAGTAAGCCCAGAAGAAACGGTACTAGTCGTTTCGCCAGAAAATGTCAATTTATCTATCGTAGTTGCAGTGCCGGAATGCCCACCCGTGATGTACCCCGCATTTGCCTGCCACTCAAATTCCCCTCTAAAGGTAACTGAAGTTGACAATGTGGCGGATATAGCAGTAGAGGTCTCATTAGAAAAGGTTAACTTCTCTATTGCAGATGTATTGCTTGTTCCTGCGGTATGGTATCCAGCAGATCCCTTATTGGACACACCAGCAATGTCATTCATCCCTTGATCCAACGTGGCACTAATCGTGCTCCGAGTATCATTGGAATAAGTCAACTTATCTATAACCGTACAATTCCAAGATGAACAACTCCCGCCAGCAGAATACCCAGCAGTTCCATCATTAGTCAAAGCAGATGTGCCTCGTCGTGATGCCGCCAATGTTGCAGAGAGCGTAGAAGACGCATCTGTGGCAAATACTGTTTTTGATATCTCAGCGTTATCGCCTCCATTCATGCCTCCATACCAATATCCAGCCACACCCACATTCCCTGCACCTGCCAAGTAATTGTTTGTAGATGAAGCGTTACTAATACTACCGTTTGTCTCAGTTGCATACAGTATCTTGTTTAAGTTGCTACCGTTTCTCGTATATCCAGCCGTTCCAGAATTCGGCAACGCTGCAAGCCATGTTGCCGTAAAAGAAAGCGTTGCTGCAATGACAGCAGAGGTCTCAGTATCAAACGTCATCTTCTCTATTGAATTCCCAGTACCACTTGCAACATTCCCCCCACCAGAGAACCCACCCTGAGGAAAGACATACGTTGGAGGGGCAGTAACAACGCCAGAAGCCCAATCTGAAACCTTAGTACCCGGCTGGAAACGCTCTACTCTAGTCATCGTAAACTAACCTCATCACCAAAACCTGCCGCAGAATATTGCGACGAAGGCATATCACTCATAGTGCTGCGGGTGTCACTCGTGAAGGCATACCTGTCTACCCATACTGCGCCTCCGGTATAACCGCCCATGAAATATCCCGCAGTACCGCTGTTGGCGAAACCCATATGCTGGCTTGTAGCCACCGATATGGATGCCGAAGAAGTAGAACGCGAATCGTTAGCATAGGCCCACTTATATATGGTCGTTATGTTTTGAGAAACAACCTCCCAGCCACCACCCATGTAACCAGAAACACCATCATCGGAAAACGCTTCGTTCCAAGCAATACGACCGGGCAAGTCCGTCATCGCTGATCGGGTATCGGAAGAAAAAACCCACTTGTCAATTTCATCCAGATAACCCGCAGCGCCACTACCGCTATAACCTCCTATGACGAATCCAAAGGCACCCTTATGAGAGAATCCTGCCCCAGTATTCTGTGTGAACCCTAATGCAGTGCCCAACTCACTACTTGTATCACTGGCATATACGAATTTGTCAACAAGATCCGAATATGTGGCAGTTCCATCGACATCACCACCACAAATATACCCAGCCGTTCCACTGTTCGACATTCCAACCGCAGCCGTTCTGCGCTGATCTAACTCGGCGCTCAGAAGACTAGCGGTGTCATCGGCATACAGAAGTTTGTCGATGTTATCTGAAGATTTTGGGGTCAAGGGATCGTTGTACCCACCAGCGATGTACCCGGCGGAGCCGCTGTTGGAATGGGCAGCAGTACCGCTATAGCCGACACCCATCGTAGCGCTGATAACGGCAGTGGTTTCGGTATCAAATGGCATCTTCATTATTTGGGCCGTGTATCCCTGACCACCAGCGAGATAACCACCGCCCATATTCATCTTCCCAATAGACGCGGCTATACCCGGCGTAACCCAGTCCGATACTTTAGTGCTCGGTAGGAAGCGATGGAGTTCCGGCATGCTTATGCGATTCTATTGACGTATCCGTTGACGTTAATAACATTCGTGGTACCAGCGAACGCTTTGACAACAAGGCTGTTGGAAAGAAGCAGACCGGGGATAACCAATACCCATCCGGCTTCAGCCCCAATTGTTACTTCGGTGAGCCTTTCGTCATCGGAGGTGGCACCCCACTCAATCGACAACTTCACATCAGAAGTAGAAGTATTGCAAGCGTAGAGCCAAATCTCGTCAAGGGCGGAGCCGTGAGCGGTGTGAACCGTGTCTCCCGCGCTAGACGTAGCAGCGACCTTGTTGTTGAGACCGTTCGATGCGCCACTAAGGGCGACCTTAGAATATGAAGCCATTTATTCTTCTCCTGTTTATCGGAATACTTGCGAAGCAAGCACTACATTGGAATCTTCCAACCCCTGTGCGAACGAAAATGTCCCATCAGCGTTGATGGTCATACGCTCAGTACCTGCTGTGTCGAAGCGGATGATGTCCTCGTCGGAGCCTTCTTCGACTTGGATCTTTGTATCGCTGTCAGCGTCGGCAATCGAATCGCTGCTAACAGCACCAAGTTCAGTTTGGACATAGGCAGTCGTGGCGATCTGTGTGGTGTTCGTATCCGCAGCAGCCGTGGGAGCCGCCGGAGTGCCCGTCAAGGTCGGTGAGGCCAGCGTGGCGTAGGTTGACAGATCGGAAGTCAGAGCCACCGTGCCCGTGTTGTTCGGAAGGGTGATAGTCCTGTCTGCCGTCGGATCTACGAGAGTCAACGTAGTTTCAAAATCGTCAGCGGTAGCACCCTCAAAGGTCAACGAGGTCTGAGCGGCAATCGTTGTTGACTCAATAGTTGTGGTCGTACCTTCGATCGTTAGATCACCGGTAACTCGCATAGCACCAGTTACGTCAAGAGCAACTGTCGGTGTGGTCTGATTGATCCCAACCCTGTTATTTGCCGAGTCGATCTTGAGGACACCGGGAGCAATAGAAGCGCCATACGCCTTCCACTTCTCGCCGTCCCACTGCCAGATTTTGCCGCTTACGGTATGGGTATCACCGCTGGATGGGCTGTTCGGAAAGTTGATTGCCATTATTAAGCCTCCCGTGAAGCGACAAACGCTTCCCAATCAGATACGACTTCAGCGGTCCATGTCGCTGTAGTGATGTCCTGTACTCTCTGGGCCTCCCCTGAAGTGTCATCTCCCGGCATTAGAACATGCCGATGAAATGTCCGCGACAGTTCAGTGCCGTCCTCGTCCACGACGGTTGCTGTGCGAACCTGAACTTGTCCCATTTCTAGGACTTCGATCTTGTCCACAACGATTGTCTTATTCAATGCCATTATCTACTCCTAAGTGTCAGTCCGATAGGTGCCACCGATCCAGAACGCTGTGGCGGCATCATGCGCTAGCCCGATAGGTGGCACCAATCCAGAATGAAGTACCAGCATCAACATACCCTGCAAGAGTTTGGTCAAGAGTCGTCTGACCACCCCCCGCTTGGAAGAACATTTTGTTATCGTTCGGACTCATTCGCCCGTAGAGGTTTCCGGGGATGTTTGAAGCAGTTTCCCGCAGCATCGATCCGTTAGTCGCATAACCAGAAGCCTCTGCGGTGTTGGCCGTTGTGAACGGCAGACCAGTCATGTAAAGCGTGCCTGATGGGGAGGACACGGCTGACAAATAAATGTAGCCTTGGATGTGGACTATTTGACCGATCTTAACGTAAGAGCATGTATCTCCTGAAGTATGAGCGGTGATTGTTCCCGAACCAGCAGTGAAGGCTACCGTGAATGTTCCTTCCTCATAGTCATCCAAGGCATTCGCCGCGGCCGTGTCGCCGTTGAACGTCAGTCCACCACCAGCAATAAATCGACCCTTTTCCTCACCGTCAGCATAAAAAAGCAGATCATTCGTCTGGCATCCAACCCGGTTAGCGCCGGTTACTCCCCCACCAGCAGATGGAGCGGTAGTGTTTGTATCCTGAAATGTGAGATAGGCATAAGCACCGCCCGTGTTCTTAACCTGCACGGTTCTATTATTGTTTCCCTCTAACGTCGTGACATCAGCGGCCATTGTCGCTACTTGTGTACCCGCCACATCGAAACGGATGGTGTCGTCGTCTGAACCTTCCTCAACCTGAATCTTTGTGTCACTATCGGCATCTGAAAGAGAGTCACTGCTAATAGCCCCAAGTTCAGTCTGGACATAGGCCGTGGTGGCAATCTGAGTCGTATTGGTATCAGCGGCAGCCGTAGGAGCGTCAGGGGTGCCAGTGAATGTTGGATCGGCTAGAAGAGCGTAGGTGGCCAAGTCGGAAGTGAGGGCAACTGTTCCATCGGCGTTCTGTAACGTAACAGTTCGATCAGCAGTAGGATCTACAACGGTTAAAGTCGTTTCAAAATCGTCAGCACTAGAGCCTTCAAATGTGAGCGTGTTCCCAATACCGGGGATTACTTCCAGTTCCGTTTGGACGTAAGCGGTGGTAGCAATTTGGGTAGTGTCCGTACCAGCCGCTGCTGTAGGAGCAACCGGGGTGCCGGTGAACGCCAGCGAATACGCCCGCCACACAGCGCCATCCCACTGCCAACGCTTACCGCTGTGCGTGTGAATGTCACCAGATGATGGAGAAGCGGGAAAATCCATAGTAGCCATTATGCGGAAAACCCACAATCTATGGCCGTTAAGCCACCATAGGTGCTATTTGAAAGACCACCGTCAATGTTGTAAACGCTGAAATCGACATCCGACGTATGCCCAATCTCTATCCACTGGGAAGTATTGGCATCTGTAAAGTAAATAAAAGTTGCACCTGTATCTGACTCAAACCAAATATCTCCGGCCGATGGTGTACCGGGTGGAGTGTCTGATACCGCATACGTTTGGCCCTCGCTGGCGTGGCCTATCTCAACCCACTGAGAACCACTCCCGTCGTTGTAGTAAATGAAGGTTCCGCCGCTATCGGTTTCATACCAAATGTCTCCCTCGCTGGGGCTGGCCGGAGCAGTGTCACCCGTAGCAAACGTCTGACCGTCACTGGCGTGCCCCACTTCAACCCATTGAGAAGAATCAGCGTCGGTGTAATAGATGAACGACGCCCCGGAGTCGGACTCAAACCAAATATCCCCCTGCACTGGAGAAGCCGGGAGGGTGTCACCTACATGGAAGTCCTGTCCAGAAGTGGCAAAGCCGATTTCAACCCATTGAGAAGTATTCGCATCCGTGTAGTAAATGAACGTCTTGCCACTATCTGTTTCGTACCAGATGTCTCCAGCCGTGGCGCTAGTGGGCATCGTGTCAGAAGTTAAGAAAGTCTGTCCGTCGCTGGCATGGCCTAGTTCAACCCAAATGTTGTCGTAGTAGATGAACGCCTTGCCGGAATCAGACTCATACCAGAGATCCCCCAGCGTGGGGCTTGACGGAACGGTGTCCGAAGCCGAAAACTTGTTGGTGTTAGCGGAACGCGCCCAGTAGGTGCCGTTGTATGTGAAAGTGGTCGTTCCAACGGTGTGGGTATCGTCGGTGGACGGAGAGGCGGGGAAGTCGATAGCCATTAGATACCGCCACCGTCAATCGTGGGCATCCCGCCGTACACACTGCCCGGTCCGCCGCCATCCATGTTGATGAAAAACTCATGCGAGGAATCAACCGACTGGCCGAGTTCTACCCACTGCGAAGTGTTTGCATCTGTGTAATAGACCAAAGTATTCCCGGTGTCTGACTCAAACCAGAGGTTTCCCGCCTCAGGATCAGCGGGGGGAGTATCAGAAACAGTAAGGCTTGCTCCACCGCCAGACACTTCCTGCCACGCACCACTAGACCGGAAATAGAAAGTGTCATTTGTGGTGTCTACCGCCAGAGCGCCGTTGGCGAGGGCTGTGGACGGAGCGCCATCAGTGGCTAGCGTGACAATACCGAGGGCGGCTTCAAGGGTGTCATCGGTCTTGAGAATATTGGCCGCTGAA